GGCGTGGATGTGGCAGACCTTCAAGGCCAGATCACTGCCCTCCAGGGCAAGCTTACCGCCCAGCAGGAAACCTTCGCCTTTGACTCTGCCCTGGATGGTGCCATCCGGGATGCAAAGGGACGGGACGTGAAGGCCATCCGCGGGATGCTGGATCTGGATGCCCTGCGGGCTTCCAAGGATCGGACGACCGATATTTCCGCCTCCCTGACCGCCCTGGCAAAGGACAAGCCCTGGGCCTTCGAAGGTGCGGACAGTGGCTCCTCCGTCCATGTTGACACCGGCACAGAGCACGGTGCAGGCGGAGCGGCTGAAGACACCGCTGGGGTAGTCGCCGCATTCCAGGCACTAAACCCCGGCTTAAAACTTGACTAAAAGGAGAAATGAACTATGGCACATACCCTTCAGGAACGCTATGCCCAGCTGGTGGATATCAAGCTGCGGGCAACCCTGGTGAAGAAGGACGGCATTATTTTTAACAACCGGTATGAGGGAAACCCCAAGGCCGGTGCCGTGAAGGTACCTGTCCGGGACACCGAGGTGGCGGCTGCGGATTACAGCAAGACCGCCGGCACCAAGCTGACCACCGGCTCCACCGAGTACATCACCGTGACCATCCAGCACGACAAGGCCGTAAACGAACTGATCGACGGCTATGAGGCTGCCGCAGTTCCCGACAATCTGGCTGCGGATCGACTGGACTCCGCCGGCTATTCCCTGGCCCTCCAGATCGAGCAGGATGCAACCACCTGCTTGGAGGCTGCGGCGACCAAGCTGGAAGACACTTCCGCGCTGACTGCGGAAACCGCTTATCCCATGATCGTAAAGGCCCGCACCGCCCTCTCCAAGGCCAACGTGCCCAACGACGGCCGCCGCTGGCTGCTGGTTTCCCCGGAGGTGGTGGAGCTGCTGCTCACCGACACCACCCACTTTGTCCGGGCCTCTCAGCTGGGCGACGCGGTGGTTCAGACCGGTGCTATCGGCAAGATCGCAGGCTTCACCGTGTTTGAGGACAACACCCTGTCCGACACCACTGATTTCATTGCCGGTCATCCGGACTGGTGCTGCCGGATCAATGAGTGGTCTGTGGCTCCTCATATCCAGGATCTGAACGGCTCCGGCTCCTTCATCGGTGCCTCTGCGGTGCAGGGTCGAAAGATCTATGAGCACGTTATCACCAAGCCCAAGACCCTGATCATCAAGACCACGGCGTAAGGAAGTGATGCTCCATGATCTACTGTAGCTATAGCCAGTATCAAGAGTTTGGCGGGCAGCTGGCAGAATCCACCTGGCAGATCTGGGCCACCAGGGCCTCCCGCACCATTGACCGGCTCACCTACGGCCGGGCGGAAGCGTATGCGGAGAAGCTGAACCTGGAACTAGCGGATGCGTGCGCCCAGATCACGGACGCACTCTACCGCTGCCAGCAGGTTACCGTCCGGGGGTTGGGCCTGGCTGCGGCCTCTAACGATGGGATCAGCGAGACCTATCTGGACGGCTCTGCTGCGGTGAGATCAGAGAACACCATTGCCCGCCAAATCCTGGCAGGGGCCTTGGGACATGATCCCTACGGCCTCCTCTATGCGGGGGTGATGTAAATGCTGGGCGGGACAAAAACCGTCACAGTGGTTACCACAAGGCGGGATAGAGAAGCTGGGCAGACGATCTACCAGCTGACCAGCTTCTCCGGCTGTTCCTGGCGCACGGAATTGACCTCCGAGACCAGCCAAAGCGGACGCAGCACCGCGCTATGCTGCAAGGTGCGGATTCCCCTGGATCCCGCCGCCCAGCTGGTCACCCGCTGCCGCAGTGTATGGCTCTATCAGGGGGAATTGGCAACGCTGGACGATGAGACATTCACCGCCCTGACCAAACGCCGGACGCTGTTTCGGGTCACCGGCTGCCACGACAACCGGGACGGCATGGAACCACATCTCTATTTGGAGGGGACGGCATAATGGCGGATAAAATTCCAACACCCCGGGATGTCACCATTGAGGTAAACGGGATAAAAATGACCATGTCCTTTTCGGATGCCTTTGGCCAGCGGCTGAAAGAGGCACCGGACAAGGCCCAGGCCATGTTTGACGAAGAGGTTGCCCGTATGACGGATAAATACGTCCCCTTCCAAACCGGTGTGCTGGCGAACAGTGTCATTACCGCCAGCCAGATCGGCAAGGGGGAGCTGGTTTACAGCACCCCCTACGCCAGAGCCAGGTATTTCCTGCACGCCTCTGGCTCCGATCTGAGAGACGGGGTCAGAGGCAGCTACTGGGGCCATCGCAGTGTGGCAGACAATAAAACGCACTTTGCGGACTTTGCCCGGAAAGCGTTAGGAGGATTGATCGAAGGGTGAGCAAAGCCACGATTCAAGCGGTTCAGAGTTGGCTTCTGAACTGCCCCTATATTGACGATGAACTGGATGAGTTCGGCGGCCTGGGGGTAAATTTCCTGGGTTCCGAGCCTGTCCAGTTCTCCATTGAGGAGGCCCCCGGCACGCCCATTGTTCAGAGAATGTTTTCGGGCAGCGTGCGCCTCAAAAACTTCATGTTCCTCTCCCGGCTGAATTTCAACGAGGCGGAGGCCCAGCAGCTGTCCAACAGCGGCCTGATGGAGCAGATCACCGATTGGGTGGAGGAACAGAACGATTTGCGCAATTTCCCGGATCTGGGCCCGGACAAGCCCGTGCGCCGGATGGAGGTCACCTCCTCCGGCTATATGCAGGCGGTGGATGCCACCACCTGTAAATTTATATTTCAGTTAGCTATGACCTATTATCAACCGAAAGGAGCCACAACGCTATGACTGTTGCTGAAGCAATTGCCGCTACCGGCATTATCCCTTCCGCCGACTACACCGGCGAGGAACTGAACGACGACTTTGTGCTGGCCATCCAGACCGATGCCAGCCAGGTGAAGGAAAACGCCTGGATCGTTTGCCAGGATCATGTGAAGAGCCACGGTGCGGCCCTAAACGCCAAGACCTCCGACAGCACCTATCTGAGAAACGGCACTGCCACCACGAAAACCGGAAATCAGAGATCCTTCTCCGTGGAGGCTGACCGGGTGGTGGGAGACCCCTTCCAGGATTTCGTCATGTCCCACAAGATCGTCTATGGCACCGGCCAGGATGTGGTGGTGCCCTATGTGTGGTTCTCCATCCGCACCGGCAAGGGCGAGACCGGCCAAGTGGCCATCATCGTGAACAACGATGCAGACGGCTCCGCCGGTGATCCCGCCGGTGTGAAGCTGGACATGAAGGCCGTCTGCAAGCCCACGGAATACACCTACGCAGCTGAGTAAGGAGGCTGATTGACATGAAGATCAACGGTATTGAGTTCCCGTTTAATCCCCAGAACGCCGCCCATCTGGAGCGAATGGAAACCGCCTTTGAAGCCTACAAAGAGGAGAACGAACGGGATAAGGCACTGGCGGACGGCAGCGTCCGAGGCGGCATCGCGTTCCTCCGTGCAGACAACGCCTCCATTGCGAGATTCCTGGACGCGGTGCTGGGTGAGGGGGCAGCGGTGGCACTGGGTGCGGATCCTGACGACCATGAGGCAAGCCTCTCCGCGCTGACTACGGTCTGTGACGCAATCAAGGCCTCTTGCGTGGGTACGCAGAACCGGCAGATGCGCCGGGCCAAGAAGGAAGCGCAGTAAGATGGCGGCAGCCCTTTTGACAGAGCAGCTGCCTACCAGCATCTCCGGGGTGCCAGTCGCCTGGACGGCCAGGGAAATGATCGAGATCCAGCAGATCCTGCTGGATCCCAACAAGGACAATACCAAGAAGGTGTGGGAGATCCTGGAACGGTTTTACCCCAGCGGGCTGGGAAGGCTTTCCGTGGAGAGCGCATGGTCTTACTTTCTCTGGTTCCTGGGCTGCGGGCAGGAGCAAAGCCACCAGCCCTCCGGAGACAGGGACGTGCCTCGGGCCGTTGATTTCGTGGCAGATGGCCCGTTGATCGTGGCCGCCTATCAGCAAGCCTATCAGATCGACCTACTCCGGGAGCAGCTGCACTGGTGGCGTTTTCACGCCCTCTTTCTGGGGCTGCCGGATGCCTGCAAGATCACCAAGATCATGGAGTATCGCACCACAGATCCCAGAGAGGTGCCCCAGGCTCAGCGGGCTTTTTACCGGACTATGAAGGCCAGGTTTGCCCTGGGCAATGTGCGAAAGGGCCACATGACGAAGGAAGAGCATGAACAAGCATTTATCCAGCGACTGCGGCGGGGACAATGATCGCCGCCCGGTCTGCTGCCCCTGGTGCCACCGGCCCAGCGTGGTCTGGGCAGACAGAGGGGCAACCGCATCCGGCCTTTGGGTGCGGTGCAAAAATCCAAAATGCAAGAAGATATTTGAAATTGAGATAACGAAGTAAGGCCTGTGCCCTGTGCCTGTGCCACCTGATGAGAGGTGAACAGACATATGGCAGACTATTCCATCAAGGGCGATACCAAACTTGACACCTCGGGGGTCAGCAGCGGACTGTCCGCCATGACCACCGCGGCGGGAACGCTGATTGCAGGCTGCGTGGAGACCATTGCCAGCGGCGTGAAGGATGCTGCGCAGCAGGTCTACTCCCTGGGCACAGAATTTGAGACTGCCTCCGCCAAGCTGGCCACCATTGCCGGAACGGATGCGGTTGCCGGCCTAACAGCGGACATCACCGCTTTGTCCAACGAGACGGGTGCGGCCTCTGCCGATCTGGCAGACGTGGCCTACAACGCCATTTCGGCCGGTGTGGCCGTGGATGATGCCGTGTCCACTGCCGGTACCGCCTCCAAGCTGGCCACCGCCGGCTTTACAGATACCTCATCAGCCCTATCCGTCCTCACCACAGCCATGAACGCCTACGGCGACTCCGCGGGCACGGCGGAGCAGATCTCCGACAGCCTGATCACCGTCCAGAACTTGGGCGTAACCACGGTGGCGGAGCTGTCCTCCAGCATGGGCAAGGCCATCGCCTCCGCCTCTGCCTACGGGGTCAACCTGTACAACCTGGAATCCGGCTACATCTCCCTGACCAAGGCGGGTATCAGTACCGCAGAAGGCACCACCTATCTGTCCTCCATGTTCAAGGAACTGGGAGACTCCGGTTCCAGCGTTGGGCAGATCATCCAGGAAAAGACCGGAAAATCCTTTGGCCAGTTGATGGCAGACGGATACTCCCTGGGCGATGTGCTGGGGATCCTAAATGACAGCGTGGACGGCGACTCTGAAGCCCTAATGAACCTATGGGGCAGCGCAGAGGCCGGCAAAGCGGCCTCCGCCATTGTGGGCCAGGGACTGGATGCGTTCAACGAGAATCTGAACACGCTGGAAAACAGCGCAGGGGCCACGGAAAGTGCCTACTCCATTATGGCGGACACCATGGAGTATAAAACCGGGGTTCTGCAAACCAATGTACAGAACCTGGCCATCTCCATGTATGAGAGTTTTGCAGACAATCTC